CCAACTGTAAAACCATTTTGTGACCAAGACTTACCTGTACGTGATGTAGGTTTAAATTTTTCTCCTGGTCCACATATTTCTTCTATAAGTAACTCGTTGCTTTCTAATTGGTCTAATACAGAGCCAACAGCATTTTTTGCTATCTCTTCGTTACCACCTACCCATAGAATACGTATGTTAGGATTTTTACAAATAAGCCATACAGCAAAATGTATTAATAAATCTGTTTTGCCATGACGAGGTGGTGATAATATCATATGTTGTCCACCTGTATCAATAGCGTTCATAATTTCTTCAATCCATTTTTTATGAAACTTAGGTGTCTCGTATGCATCACCTGTCTCTGTCATAAAATATCTATCTCTAAAATTTTTAAAATCTTGTAAACTTTTTTCTGCAACTTGTGGTAGTGACCATTTTTCTTTTTGTTTTTCTATTTTTAAATCTTCTACATATGCAGAAAATGCCATAGATACTGCACCCACTGTTGTTTTTAAAATAGATGCAACATTCTTAATTGTATTTTTTTCTTCTAGTATTTCTTTTGCTAGTCCTGATTCGACTATGTCGTTATAAACTTTACCTCTACGAGACTGTACATTTATTTTTTGACTAGGTATGTTTAGTTCATCATCTTTTTGTGTCCATTCGACACCTGCTTTTCTCGCACGTTTTTTTTGCATATTAATTCTGTTATAACATCTATCACTACAATATTTTGACCTACCTTTTGGTAAAGGTCTGTGACATCCACCTGCATAACATAATTTATTTTTTTGCATAATTTTTACATTTTTTGTTTCGACATTTCATGTCATCTCTTGGCAATAAAGGTTTTTCGCACCTTGGGCAATTAATTATCAAGTGCGTTTCTTTTTTCGACCTGCCTCCACTCTTGATTTCTGTACAGCTTTTAAATTTATTTTCTTGCCTTCTCTATACGCTTTTGCTGTACGTTTTATTTCTGCGGCTTTTTTCTTAGCTGCTGACGGTGACAAACCTTCTACATACTTAGCAGGTACACCATACCTATAAGGTTGTTTACGTTTATTCATTTTTTTATTTTTTTAATTTTGCCGTTTTTTGTTCTAGCAAAAATGTGTGTTTTAGTTTCTCTAATAAAAGTTCCATAATGTCTTTTACCACCCCACATCCAACTTACTTGTCTAGCCATTATCTTTTACCTTTTATGTCATCATCTTGACTATGACCACCTTCAATGAAAGAATTAACTCTTCCCATTGCCCAAGCAGCCATAGATACATTACGAGAACCTGAAGATACATAAGCACCCTGTCCTCTTCTGTAAACTGCTGCAAGTTTTTCATAACTATATCCTGAACTTCTTGCTTTTGCTCTCAATGTTTTTTTTGCACTTTCAGGTATTGCCATTATTTACCTACATTCTTTTGTGCATTTACATGTGCTTTACTAAAAGAGTTACCTCTTATCATAGAATTGTACATGTATTGCAAATGTTTTTTCGTATGATGCTTAGAATGTTTTTTCATTGCATCTTGTTGACTCTTGGTCAACTTACTTACATCTACGCCTTTTATTTTCATATATCACCACATCTTACAGGACCAATACCTGGCAGTCGTTTTATCTTTAGCTGTATCACATTTGTGTCTTGCTCTAAATGATTTACGTGCAGCAGGATTGTCCTTTCTTATCTTCATGTTTGGGTCTCCAAACATTACTTTTTTTATCTTACCATTGTCGTTTACATAAACCTTAAACTTTTTTCTACCATGTCCAGGTTCGCCTTTGCTTATCCTAGATGGTTTGTTTAAGGTTACTGTTTTACCTTGGTAAGTTGCCATTTATCTTTTTTTCTTTCTTTTTGCATCAACCCTTAATTTTTTAAAATCAGCACCAGTAATCTTATCAAATGGTGGTGCTTGTTTTGCTATCTTTTTTTGTTTAGGTGAAAGCATTAGTAACCTCTTCTAGGCATTTTTTTCTTTTTTTTCTTACCTGGCATTAAGCCTCCTTTTCTATAAACATATCATAGCATGAGTGTGTAAAAAATTTTTTTTCTATGGTTCAATCATTATGCACT